GTCAGACTACTAGATGAGTTGAATCTACCACCGAAGAAGGCGTGCTTCGTGGTGGAGTACATCAAAGATTTCGCACCACGTCGTGCAGCAGAAGCATCAGGTTATTCTGCTGACTATGGTTACCGGTTACTTGAAGAACCTGAAGTGAGTAACGCTATCGAATATATCATTCAGCAGCGACTCGAAGTGAACATGATTGACGCTGACTGGCTGCTCAATGAGATGGTGGACAACCACATGATTGCACGTCAGCAGGGTAACATTACAGCCAGCAACACAGCACTCAACATGGTGGGTAAGCACAAGCGTGTCGATGCCTTTGCTGCTGACAAGATCAAGGTAAGCACTGATGCTGATGTGGTGGACCGTCTGGTTGCTGCACGTCGTCGTGTTTCTCAGGCTAATCAGCCACCACAGGAAGATGATGACGTGTCCTTCTTCTGATGCTAATCTATTAATGCTCATCACTGGTTCAAGTAGTCGCCAGTAGTCCGTCACCCTAATAGGCATCTCACCAGTGATGAGCAATCCAACCGGTGACAACGACAGGTGACGCATGTCTGATATTGATATTCGATTAGCTGAAGAAATCAGCCAATTCTACGATGACCCGTTGGGGTTCGTCCGTTTCTCGTATCCCTGGGGCGAACCAGGTACATCTCTTCAAGGTTTCGACGGTCCTGATGAATGGCAGATTGACGTGCTCACTGCCATCGGTGATGCAGTCAAAGAACGCGGGTTTGATGGTATTAACGCTGTTGACCCGATTCAGGTTGCAGTGTCATCCGGTCACGGTATCGGCAAATCAGCACTGTCTTCGTGGCTCATCAACTGGGTCATGTCCACCAGACCACATTCAAAAGGCGTTGTGACAGCCAACACCGGTGATCAGCTTAAAACCAAAACCATGTCAGAGCTAGCAAAGTGGACATCACTGTGTATCACTGGTCACTGGTTCGACGTATCCACTATGGCAATCGTTCATCGTGCCTACCCTAAGACATGGCGTGTCGATGCTCAGACGTGTCGTGAAGAGAACTCTGAAGCATTTGCAGGTCTACACGCAGCATCATCAACACCGTGGTATCTATTCGATGAAGCATCAGCTATCCCTGAAAAGATATGGGAAGTTGCAAAGGGTGGTCTGACCGATGGTGAACCGATGCACATCTGCTTCGGTAACCCGACCCGTAACAATGGTTCATTCTATGAGTGTTTCAGGAAGAACAGTCACCGGTGGATCACGAGACAGATTGACAGTCGTACCGCTAAGATGACGAACAAGCGACTCATTCAAACCTGGATAGATGACTTCGGTGAAGACAGTGACTTCGTTCGTGTGCGTGTCCGTGGCATGTTCCCGAAAGGCGGTGACATGCAGTTCATTCCTTCAGATGTTGTCTATGATGCGATGCGTCGTGGCTCAGGTATGTATCTCGGTGATGACCCGTTGATCTGTGGTATCGATATGGCACGTGGTGGTGACGATAACTGCATGATTCAGTTTCGACGTGGTAAAGATGCCAAGTCAGAAAAGGTCTACAAGATACCAGGTGAGAAGTCACGTGACTCAATGAAGGTCGTGTCACTGCTGACCATGATACTTGACCGCCACCAGCCAGATGTCAGCTTCATCGATAAGGGTTCAATGGGTGGTCCAGTCGGAGACCGTCTTCGTCAACTGGGTTACCATGTCATTGATGTAGGTTTCGGTGACAACGCTGCTGACGTGAAGCACTACAAGTCACGCACTGCTGAGATGGGTGGTCGTTGTCGTCAGTGGCTGCTTGACGGTGGTGCTATCCCTAATGACACACAGCTTGAGCTTGAACTGACTGCACGTGAGTTCGGACACAATGAGAAAGACCAACTGGTGCTTGAACGTAAGAAGGACATGAAGAAGCGTATCGGTGTGTCACCTGACTGGGCTGATGCGTTGTATCTGACGTTTGCTGAACCTGTACCGAAGCGTGAAGTGCCACGTGGACACCTTGATCACAGCCCCTACGTGCGAAACCAAGACCGACGGGATTACAACCCTTTAAGCAGCATGGACTCAGATGAATACCTGTAGTATGCTAATAACTGAACAATTTCAAATGTCAAGAGGATTTCGTTATGTGTGGAGGTTCACCAAGCGCACCAACACCACCACCTGCTGTACCGGAAGCACCAACTGCACCGGACACGTCAGCAAGCGGTGAAGGTCAGGCAGACCGTGATAAACGTCGTCGTGCAGCAGCATCAGGCCAAGACGGCGGCACTATTCTGACCGGATCACGTGGTGTGACGGACAGTGGCGCAACTGCAACTAAAACGTTGCTAGGGCAGTAACCTATGGCAACGACTCGTGCAAATCTGGATGTCACTCAATATGTGAAAGTTGCTAGATCAGGTGTGTCTGTTCTTCTACAGTCGCATCGTGACACCGTGCGCGTAGTTTTCAGTGATATTAAACCCGCTAAATCGAATACCACGTTTCACGAGTTAGGTGGTGAACATGAACCACTGAATGTACCTTACACAGATTCAGATGTGTGGGTATTGGCTACCACTGACAGGTGTGCACTGACAATAACCACTCAACCGATCTTACCCGTTGAACTGACAGACAAAGCAAGTCGGTCAGCGATGGTTAGCATGACCGGTGAATTACATGTCGCCGGTAAAGTGGATGAAGTTAATATCAACTTTCAATACGGTATTAGAACAGCAAACACTAAACAGAGAACCACCGGTACAGGTGTGGTCGGTACAGACAAATCCACAGCAACACTGTCACCGGGTACAGGTGTCGGTCTTGCTGAATTAGTCAGTCTTGCACCGGTACGGTATCGTGCTGGACACGAATCACACTGTGCAATGTCATGGGTGTTCGCTGGTCCAGAATCCGACCTTAATCAGTATGCAGGTTACATTAATGCTGATGATAAATTCGCTGTTGGGTATCAAGGTTTGAATTTTGGACTGTGGTTAGTTGAAGGTGGTAACGTCAACTTTGTTCCACAGTCAGATTTCAACCTCGATAAACTGGATGGTACAGGTCCGAGTAAATACACAATTAACCCGCAAGCGGGTAACTTATACAGGCTGACATTCACGTGGCATGGTTTCCTACCGTTAATGCTTGAAATATCCACTGGTCTTGACTGGTATCCTGTCCATATCTTTAACTTCGTCAACACAGCAACAGAGACTCATCTTGAGAACCCACACTTACCGATTGGTGGTTTAGTGGAACGCACATCGGGAACAGGATCAGATGCACCGATGAAAACCGGTAGTTGGCGCGGTGGGTCAATATCATTACTTGATGACGATGACCAAAGCGATTATTGGACTCAACACACGGTCCTAGAAGCAGCCTTGGTGTCGAATGCACGCACTAACATATTCACAATAAGAAACCAGGCGACATATGCAGGTAAGAACAATCACATAGTTTATGAACTCGGTGTAATCGCTTTTGAGAGTGATGCAAACAAAACTGTTGCTGTGTATGGTACACAGAATGCAACCTTGACGGGTAACGGACCTTTTACTGATATTGATGCTGTGAATAGTCCTCTTCAATACAGTGAAGGTGGTACTGTAACGGGAGGTTTAAGAGGCACAGCGACTGTGATAAAGTCAGGCGGGGATCGTAGAACAGATGTAAGAGGGACCGGTTTGTATATTTATCCTGGTCAAGAAGTAACATTCGAAGTTGACCCTGGTGGTTCAGTAAACGGTACGTTCTCAATATCAGCCAGATTTATAGGACGACATTAACATGCCAACAATCATACAATTCAACAAACGACTCGAAGCACTACGGTCAGAGCGATCAACATTCATCCCACTGTATCGTGAGTTGTCTGATTATCATCTGGCACATCGTGGTCGCTTCCTCACGTCGGATCGTAACAAGGGTTACAAGCGTAACACTAAGCAGATCAACAACACGTCAC